TTCACAGATAAAGTTGTCCCGATATCCGTTAACTATCCGTTTTTCTTCAAGCCGATCCAGGATGGTATGGATCGTCCTAAGACCGAACTGGCATATAGAGTCCCAGCTTCAAAACTTACTAGACGTAAACTAGAGATAAATGAAGAGCTAAGAGAGTTAGAAGGTTTAGATACTACAATTGATTGGAAAAATACAGGAGACAACTCTTATGATGGTGAAAAATTAAAGATATTAGCTCATGATGAAAGTGGTAAATGGGAAAGACCAGATAACATCAAGAACAACTGGAAGGTAACTAAAACTTGTTTAAGACTAGGAAGAAGAATAGTAGGTAAATGTATGATGGGGTCTACCAGTAACGCTTTAGATAAAGGAGGAAGAAATTTTAAAGATATATTTTATGGGTCTGACGTTTTGAAACGTAATAAAAACGGTCAGACTAAAGAAGGTTTATATTCTTTATTTATTCCAATGGAATGGAATTATGAAGGTTTTATTGATAAGTATGGTTTTCCTGTATTTGATAACCCTACAGAACCAGTGATAGGTATAGATGGTAATCAAATAGATATAGGTGTAATACAACATTGGGAAAACGAAGTAGAAGGATTAAAAGACGATCCTGATAGTTTAAATGAATATTATAGGCAGTTTCCAAGAAGCGAACAACACGCGTTTAGAGATGAGGCAAAAGATAGTTTATTTAACTTACAAAAGATTTACGAGCAAATAGATTACAACGATTATATAGATAATCATAAAAATATAACACAAGGAAATTTTCAATGGGAAAATGATTTTAGAGATTCTAACGTTATATTTATTCCCAATAAAAACGGGAGATTTTTTGTTTCATGGATACCTCCCAGAAACTTACAAAATAATGTTATAATAAAAAATGGAATTAAATACCCTGGAAATGATCATATCGGAGCATTTGGTTGTGATTCTTATGATATTAGTGGCACTGTCGACGGCAAAGGGTCTAAAGGATCACTTCACGGATTAACTAAGTTTTCAATGGAAGATGCTCCACCTAATCACTTTTTTTTAGAATATATAGCTAGACCACAAACAGCAGAAATGTTTTTTGAAGATGTTTTAATGGCTTGCCATTTTTACGGAATGCCTATATTAGTAGAAAACAATAAACCAAGACTTCTCTACCATTTGAAAAGAAGAGGTTATAGAGGTTTTAGTATGAATCGTCCAGATAAGATTTGGAATAAGTTATCTACCGCTGAAAGAGAAGTTGGTGGAATACCTAATTCTAGCGAAGACATTAAGCAGGCTCATGCAGCTGCAATTGAATCTTATATTACCGATTACGTAGGTTTAATACAAAGTGAACATGGTGACATGTATTTTCAAAGAACTTTAGAAGATTGGGCAATTTTCAATATCAACAACAGAACAAAGCACGATGCTTCGATCAGTTCAGGATTAGCGATTATGGCTTGCAATAAAAATAGATATAGACCAGTTCCACCCAGGTCCCAAAAACCTATTAGTTTAGGTATTAAAACTTACGATAACAGTGGAATGTCTTCAAAAATTAATAAGTAAATGCAGATTTATACAAACAGTAATAGTATCTTTCCGGATCAGGTAGTACCTGTTGCAGAAAAAAATACATACGAATATGGATTAGCGGTTGGTAGAGCTGTCGAGTCTGAATGGTTTAGAAATTATAGAGGTGTTGGTTATAGGTTTTTAACTAACTACACTTATTTTCATAATCTTAGATTATATGCTAGAGCTGAACAACCAGTTCAGAAATATAAAGATGAATTAGCTATAAATGGAGATTTATCATATCTAAACTTAGATTGGAAACCAGTTCCTGTTATACCTAAGTTTGTTGATATAGTAGTTAACGGAATGTCTCAAAGAAGTTACGATATAAAGACATTAGCTCAAGATCCTCACTCTAGACAAAAGAGAACTAAGTATGCTCAAAAGATTGTAGAAGACATCGCATTAAGAGATTACTACGAAAAGGTTAAAGAATTATTTCCACAAACTGATTTAAGGAATTTCTCTCCATCTAAGAATACTCCTGAAAACTTAGATGATTTACCAATGCATATGCAGTTAGATTATAAGCAATCTATAGAAATAGCAGAGGAAGAAGTAATACAACAAGTGCTAGATCAAAATAAATATCATTTAGTTAGAAAAAGGTTAAATTACGACTTAACAGTTTTAGGTATAGCTGCAGTAAAAACAGAATGGAATAAAGCAGAAGGTATTACGTTAGATTATGTAGATCCAGCTTATATGGTTTGGTCTTATACAGAAGATCCTAACTTTCAAGATTTATATTACGTTGGTGAAGTTAAAAATTTAACTATACCACAATTGAAAAAGAAATTTCCTTATTTAGGCCCAGAAGAAATTGAAAAAATAGAAAAATATAAAGGTAATTCAGAGTATGTTAGAGGCTGGAACGGTAGATGGGACGAGAATACAGTTCAAGTATTATTTTTTGAGTGGAAAACTTTTGTAGATCAAGTTTTTAAAATTAAACAAACAGAAAACGGTTTAATAAAAGCTTTAGAAAAAGAAGATACATTTTTACCACCTGAAAACCCAAACTTTGAAAGAGCTTCTAGAACTATAGAAGTATTATATAGTGGAGCTAAAATTCTTGGTTTTGAAAATATGTTATCTTGGGGAATGGCTGAAAACATGACAAGACCAGATGCAGACACTACCAGGGTTAACATGAGTTATCAGATATGTGCTCCTAGAATGTATAAGGGACGCATAGAATCACTTGTATCACGTATAACAGGTTTTGCTGATATGATACAGTTAACTCATCTTAAAATGCAACAGGTGATATCTAGAACGGTTCCTGATGGTATATTCTTAGACATGGACGGTTTAGCAGAGGTTGATTTAGGCAACGGTACTAACTATAACCCAGCAGAAGCTTTAAATATGTATTTCCAAACAGGTAGTATTGTAGGAAGAAGTTTAACTCAAGATGGTGAACTGAACAGAGGTAAAGTTCCTATACAAGAATTACAAAGTTCAAGTGGTGGTGCTAAAATACAATCATTAATTCAAACGTACCAATATTACCTACAAATGATTAGGGATACTACCGGTCTAAACGAGGCGAGAGATGGAAGTACTCCAGATCCAAACTCGTTAGTAGGTTTACAAAAATTAGCAGCAGCTAACTCTAATACAGCAACAAGACATATACTGCAAGCTAGTTTATATTTAACACTAAAAACTTGTGAAAATATTTCTAACAAAATAGCTCAATCTTTAAAGTTTCCTTTAACAAGAAGAGCTTTACAAAATAGTATTACTCACTTTAACGTAGGTACATTAGATGAACTCGCTAAATTAAATATTCACGATTTTGGTATATTTATAGAACTAGAACCTGATGATGTAGAAAAACAAGAACTAGAACAAAATATACAAATAGCTTTAAAAACTGGAGGTATTGACTTAGAAGATGCTATAGATATTAGAGAAGTTAAAAACCTTAAATTAGCTAATACGCTGTTAAAGAAAAGAAGGAGAGAAAAACAACAAAGAGAAGAGCAACTCCAGCAACAGAATATTCAAGCACAAGCTAAAGCTAATCAAGAAACTGCAGAGAAAGCAGCAATGTACGAAGCACAGAAACAGCAAGCTTTATTAGACAGTCAAGTTGCTTTCGAACAAGCAAAATCTCAATTTGAAATTCAAAGATTAGAAAGAGAAGGTCAAATTAAGTCAGGTTTAATGGAGCAAGAATTTAAATACAACATGCAACTAGCACAGGGAACAGCGGCTGGTGAACAACAAAAGATAAATGAAATTGAAGATAGAAAGGATAAAAGAACACAAATCCAAGCTACTCAACAAAGTGAAATGATACAACAAAGACAACAAGATGGAATGCCTATAAACTTTGAATCAAATGGAAATGATGTCATGGGTGATCTAGGTGTGAGTGGACTTGTTTAAATTACTAATTATTATATTATATTATGTCAGAAGAAAAAGTAAAAGATGTTACTGAAAAAGTTCCTGAAGAAGGGGAATTTAAAATGAAAAGAAAACCAGGTAGACCAAAGAAACTGGTTAATAAAAAAGAAGAAACTACAAAAGTTGATTTAAATAAAAAAGAAGAAAATGCCGTTCAAGAGCAAAGCACAGAGAAAGTGGATGTGGATGCAAAATCCACAGATGGCGGAACGATGGGAGAAACACACGTTGAATCCAAACAACCTGCCGAACAAGGTCAAGAAAAAGAAGAAGTAAAAGAAGAAAAACCTGTTATAGAAGAAATTACTCCTACAACTCCTGAACCTGTAACCCCAAAAAAAGAAATTAAAAAACCAGAACCTGTAGTAGCAGAAAAACAACTACCAGAAAATATAGATAAGTTGGTTAGTTTTATGAAAGATACAGGTGGTTCATTAGAAGATTATGTTCGTTTAAATAGAGATTACAGTAAATACAATAACGAGCAAAAATTAAGAGAATATTATAAAACAACTAAACCATATTTATCTAATTCTGAAATAACATTTCACATGGAAGAACAATTTGCGTGGGATGAAGAAGAAGATAGTGAAAGACAAATAACACAAAAGAAAATTGTCTTAAAAGAAGAACTTGCAAAAGCCGATAAGTTTTTAAATGATGTAAAGAGTAAATACTATGACGAGATCAAGTTGAGATCGAATACTACTCCAGATCAACAGAAAGCTATCGATTTTTACAACATGTACAATCAAGAACAAGAGGTATTAAACTCTAGAAGAAGTACATTTGAGAAAGGTACAAAAGATTTTTTCAACGATTTCAAAGGTTTTGAATTCAAGGTAGGTGAAAAAGCTTTTAACTACAACATCAACAATGTACAAGATACAGCAGATAAACAAGCAAATCTCACTAACTTCATACAGAAGTTTCAAAATGAAGAAGGTGAAGTTACAGATATCCAAGGATATCATAAAGCTTTATATGCTGCTCGAAATGCAGATAACTTAGCACGTCATTTTTACGAACAAGGTAAAGCTGATGCTGTTAAAAATATAACTGCAAAGTCTAATAACATAAGTACAGAAATTACTAATAAGCAACCTGGCGAGATGTTCGTTAATGGATATAAAGTTAGAGCTATTAGTGGTGATGATAGTTCAAGATTGAAAATAAAGAAAAAATAAAACACAAAAACGAAAAAAAATGGGATTTGTAAACAACGCTCCTAATGGAGCTTTTCCAGCATCGATAACACCGATGCCCCAGAAAATGACCATGCCTGATAACTACATCAATTTTCATGATGCAGGTTTTGATCAGTGGGGACAACAATACCTACCAGAATTGTATGAACAAGAGGTAGAGAGATATGGAAACCGAACTTTAGGAGGTTTCTTAAGAATGGTTGGCGCTGAAATGCCAATGACATCTGATCAAGTAATTTGGTCTGAACAAAACAGGTTGCACATCGCTTATGATGGTTGCGAAATTACTGATGCGGCTAATGGTGAAATTACTTTACCAGGTGGTGCTAACAACGCTGTTAGAATTAACCAAACAGTAGTAGTTTCTAATGGATTAGTTACAGTAAAATGTATCATATCTAATGTTACTGCTACAACTGTTACTGCTTTACCTTACACTGCTGCTAATTTAGGCGCGGTTGCTGGATTAGGAACAACAAATATCAAGATGTTTGTTTATGGTTCTGAATTCTCTAAAGGTTCGTCTGGAATGAGACAATCTATTGAGCCAGTTCCTGAAACTTACTCTAACAAACCTATTATCCTTAAAGACTTCTTCGAAGTTTCTGGTTCTGATACAGCACAAATTGGCTGGATTGAAATCGCTGCTGAAGATGGATCTGCTGGATATTTCTGGTATTTAAAATCTGAAGCTGAAACAAGATTAAGATTTGAAGATTACATGGAAATGGCGATGGTTGAAGGTGAACTTGCTACTGCTACATCTGCTGCTATTGGATTCGATACAACTCCTAATCCTCCATATTTCAATGCTGGTGGACCACCTCCTAACGTAGGTGAACTTGTATATGATGCTAATGCTAATCCTCAAGGTACGCAAGGTATGTTTGCTGCTATTGAAGATAGAGGTAATATCTGGAATGATTTCGCTGGTGCTGCTGCTCCTGGAGCTGGTGCATTAGGTGATTTTGATCAAATATTAAAACACTTAGACAAGCAAGGTGCTATTGAAGAGAACATGTTATTCTTAAACAGAGCTACTGCTCTTGATTTCGATGATATGATCGCTGCACAAGCTGGTGGAGGTTATGCTTCTACTCAAGCTGCTTCTTATGGTTTATTTGACAATGAAGCTGAAATGGCATTGAACTTTGGTTTTGCTGGTTTTAGAAGAGGTTCTTATGACTTCTACAAAACGGACTGGAAATATCTAAATGATGCTACTACTAGGGGATTAATAAAAGACATCGATGGTGTTATGGTTCCTGCTGGTACAACAACGGTATATGATCAAATTCTTGGATCAAACATTAGAAGACCTTTCTTACACGTAAGATATAGAGCTTCTGAAGCTGACGATAGAAGATACAAATCATGGATTACTGGTTCAGTTGGAGGTGCGTATACATCTGATTTAGATGCTATGCAAGTTAACTTCCTATCTGAAAGATGTCTAGTTACTCAAGCTGCTAATAACTTTGTATTGTTTAAATCGACTATATAATTTATAATTATTAACTTTTTAAACTACAAAATTATGGCAAGTTTGATAGAAATGAAGTATGGAACTGGCACACTTAGTTTGAACGTTGATGGAGTTTTTAGAGTAGAAAAAAGCGGCAATAATGCTATTTGCTACTATAATACTCCAGGAGATGGTGCAGGTGAAGTGTGGGCAGTTACCATAGACATGAGTGAAGATGTAACAGACGATGACGCTGCTGCATTAGAGCTTTTAGCGAAAAGAGCACAACAGGCCCCAGGGTCTAAAACTCTTTTTGAATTACCGTCTGCTTTAGACGCGACAGTTGACTCAATGGCAGTTAGCAGCGAAACTTATCCTTAAAAACTAGAAATTATGGCAAATCAATTTATAGTAAATCTATCTACCGAGGATGGATTACCAATGAAAGAAGCTGCTTTAGCTGGATGGGACGAATCAGGTGCAACAATAGATGCCGATGGCACTACTGCTGCTCTTGATGTAGTTTCTTCTACGGGATCAGGTTCAGGCGCTAAAGCTACAGTTACTGTAACTGGTCAAGGAACCGGTGCAGAAGCAGTTACTGTAACTATCACTGTAGGTGGTGATGGTTATGCAGCAGGTGATGAAGTATCATTGACTGGAGATGGAGTAGTATTTACTGGAGATCTAACTTTAACGTTAGATGCTGCAGCTCTTGTTACTCCAGATTCTGAAGCTCAAGCTTTAGTACCAGTTGATTACGCATTATTTGTGCAATTAGCTACTTCTTCTGCCGATGCAGTAGACATGAGACAGATACAACCAGATAAAAACACATATTGGAGACTTTCACTTAACGGTGGAACAACTGATAATGCAGAAGCAATTCTTATAGCTGTTAATATAGCTATGAAACAAGCGATGCAAGCTCCTCACCGTAACCCAGTATTGGTGTTACCTGAAGGTGTGACGTGTTATGACGTTGAGTTGATGGCTTAAAATAATAAGATCCCGCTTCGGCGGGGTCTTTTTTTAATTATTATATTATATTATATTATGAACGAAAAATTAGAATATAAAGATAGACATTACTATCTAACAAACAAAATGGAACCTATAACTTTTAAGTTAGGATCAAGACATACTGGTAGACATCCATTAATGTGGTATGACGAAGAACAAGGTTATCAAAGAGAATTAAGATACGCAACTAATCAAAAGTCAGTTTTTGTAGATGAACAAAATGGCCCAGTAACTTTAGAGCATATTATTTTTGAAAACGGAAGTTTATTTGTTCCAAAAACAAAAAGAAATTTACAAGAATTACTTTCATTATATCACCCTCATAAAGGTACTTTATACGAAGAATATGATGCAGTAGTTCAAGCGAAAGACGAATTGCTAGAAATTGAAATGGAACTAGAAGCATTAAATGTAGCAAGAAATCTAGAAGTAGATCAAGCGGAAGCGGTATTACGAGTTGAGCTAGGTTCTAAAGTATCAAGCTTATCTTCTAAAGAAATAAAAAGAGACTTAATGATTTTTGCTAAAAGAAATCCGTCTTTATTTATGGAATTATGTACTGATGATAATGTAGTATTAAGAAACTTTTCAATAAAAGCTGCTGAAGCTAATATTATAAAGTTATCGCAAGATCAAAGAACATTTAAATGGGGAAGTAATGGTAAGAAACTAATGACTGTTCCATTTGAAGAAAATCCATATTCTGCTTTTGCCTCATGGTTAAAAACAGATGAAGGAGTTGAGGTCTATAAATCTATAGAGAAAAAACTCAAATAACAAGTGATTATAATTAAGGCGGCACTTTTCGCCGCCTTTTTTTTTAAAACATAATAAATGGCTGTAAACGTAAACGATGTATATCAAACTGTATTGTTCATATTAAATAAGGAACAACGAGGCTATATGACACCAGCGGAATTTAATAGTGTGGCTAGACAGGTGCAATTAGAGATTTTTGAAAAATACTTCGAAGATCTTAACCAGTACTTAAGAGCCCCAAGATTAAGTACCGAGCTCGCAGATAGAGTTAAAGTGGTAGAAGAAAGAATTTCTGAATTTGAAACTACAGCTGTATTACAAGCTGGTTATATATTGCCAAGTGATCTTCATAGGTTTGGAACTATGCAATATCAACCTAATGGAGGGAGAATTATAGAATGTGAAGAGTCTACACAACACCAATATTACAAAGCTGTTAGATCTCCATTGACTCAACCAACAGTAGATTTACCTATGTTTACTAGAAGAGGAAATGTATTGCAAGTTTACCCTACTCTTCCTGAAGCAGATCTTCACTGTTATTATGTTAGAAAACCTATTGATCCTATATGGGCTTTTACTATTGGTACTCAAGGTCAATATGTTTGGGAAGATCCAGATAATCCTTCCGGAGGAACGGTTTATCCCACACCTCCAGGTACTTCTGTTAACTTTGAAATATCCGATCAAGATCAAACTGAATTAGTAATTCAAATATTAATGTATGCTGGTATCATAATTCGTGATCCTAGTATAGTCCAAGCAGCTTCCCAAGCAATGCAAATGGAAGAAGCTATTGAGAAAAAATAAAAAAATATGGCAACTTATCCTAATGGTGGTTTAATAACCGAAACAAATGCTCAATACTACGCTGGACAACAAGCGTTTCCTGCTCTTATAGGTAATCCTGTAGTTATTAGTGGATGGAATTTAGAAACAGCAGCTGTAAGTGGATATGATGCATTAGGTAATGTATCTGGAAATCCTTACATAAACTTTGATGTATACTATGCTCCAATTGCTACTCCTACTACTTATACTAAAATTCCTGAAAACTTAATTTATATATCTAATCCTGAAAACAGTGAAATAACTATCAATGGTAATTATAATGGTAATTTTTATGTTCAATTAAGAGAATGGGCATTACAAGATAATTATGGTAGTTATGAATATATAAAACTAGGAGATGTTATAGACAACTTCTTATTTGCTTATGTTGGAGAACAAAAACTAATCGAACGTGCAAAGAGAAGTGATGTAATGTTTCACGCGAAAAGAGGATTACAAGAATTTAGTTATGACACTCTTAGAAGTATTAAATCTCAAGAATTAACTGTACCACCAAGTTTATCTGTTCCTATTCCTCAGGACTATGTAAACTACGTTAAGGTTAGTTGGGTAGATGATGCGGGTGTAAAAAGAATAATATACCCTGCAGAACCTAATTTAACCTCAGATCCTACAGAACTTCCAATACAAGATAGTGACGGTATACCTACCCAAGATGGTTATCCAGGATACGAAAGTAACTTATTAGCTCAGCAATCTTTTACAGAGCAAAAGTGGAAAAAGTTCAATCAAAATAATTTAATTGGAGAATGGAATATTAATCAATTAGGAGTATATGATTGGCAATATTGGAAGTTGTTTTATGGTGAAAGATATGGATTACAACCTGAAATAACACAACAAAATGGTTGGTATACTATAGATAGACGTACTGGGAAATTTTCTTTTTCAAGCAATCTTGCAGGACAGTTAATTATTTTAGAATACATATCTGATGGGTTAGCTTATTCTCAAGATATGAAAGTTCCGAAATTTGTGGAAGAAGCTTTATACATGCATATAGCTCATGCTATATTATCTATAAATAAAGGAATGCCAGAATATGTAGTAAGAAGATATAAAAATAATAGATCTGCAGCGTTACGTAATGCTAAAATAAGATTATCAAATATAAAACTAGAAGAATTTACTCAATTAATGAGAGGTAAGTCTAAGTGGATTAAACATTAAAATATGCCAGAAGCTAGAAATAACTTTCTAAAATCCCGAATGAACAAGGATCTTGAACAAAGATTAGTTCCCATAGGAGAATATAGAGACGCTCAAAACGTCATGATAAGTAGATCTGAAGGAGATGATGTAGGAGCCTTAGAGAATGTTTTAGGAAATGCTTTATTAAAACAATTCACTGTTGGTGGAAATGGACCTGATTGCTGCGGTGAAGAGGTTATAGGTTATTTTATGGATTTTATAAATGATCGCATCTTTGTTTTTACAACAAATTTTTCTGATACATCGACTGATCAACTTTCAGAATTTGCTCCTACTAGTGCTAAATGTGGTGTATTTGAATATAACTTAAAAACTGAATTAACAACAAAACTTGTAGAAGGTTCTTTTTTGAACTTTTCTAAGACTCATGAAATAACAGGAGTAAATGTAATAGAACAATACTTATACTGGACAGATAATAGAAATCAACCTAGAAAAATAAATACAAATAGTGCTCTTGTTTCAGGGTACTATAACAATGAAGATCAAATTACAGTATCTAAGTATTATCCTTTTGAAAGTCCTTTGTTCATAAAAAAAGAGATTGTTCAATTTACCTTAATTGACGCGGGAGAAAATTATGTAGTTGGTCAAATTTATGAAACTCAAGGACCTTTATTTCCACCTAATCCTGGTACAGGTTTAAGAGTACAAGTCGTTAATAGTGTAGGACCAAGTGGAGAAATACAACCAATAACGGATGATCCAGCAACTACAGGTTTAAGAATAATAGACCTTGGTGTGAATTATGAATCTGGCCAGTTTAGTATAGTTAATCCAGCAGGTGGACCTCAAGCTAGTATAAATATAGTGACAGATTGGGTTAGTAGCATGTATGATAGAACTACTAGTTTACTACCTGATGGTGTTGCGCAAAACCCTAATTATGATCCTAGTTGGGATGGGGATAAAAACTTTATGAAAGATAAGTTTATAAGATTTGCTTATAGATTTAAGTTTGATGATGGAGAATATTCTTTAATATCTCCTTTTACTCAAGCAGCTTTTATTCCAGAGCAAGATGGATATTTTATTAAAGATATAAAAGTAAGCGCTTCAGGTGCTGTTACTTTTGAAAAAGATGATGAAGCAAATACATATTCTTCTACTGAGGTAGAGTTTGCGAAAAATAAAATCAATGAAGTAGATGTAATGTTACCATCTCCTTATGAAACGTGGGCTGAAAGCGTTAATAGTATGCATATTAGGGAAATTGATATTATCTATAAACAATCTAATGAACAAACTTTAAGAGTTGCTCAAACTATTATAACAAAAGAAGCTGATACAGAAGGTTTACTAAATAGTAAATTTTTCCAATACAAATACAAAAGTGAAGCTCCTTATAAATCTCTTCCAAATAAGGATTTATTAAGAGTTTATGATAAAGTACCTGTAAGAGCTTTAACTCAAGAGTTCGCAGAAAATAGAGTTATATATGGAAACTTTTTTGATAAACCAACTCCACCTTCTACTATAGACTATGTTGTTAACGCTTCTCAAAAAGATGGAGAAAATATTGAAAATTTAAGAAAAGAATATCAAAATCACACTTTAAAACAAAACAGAAGTTATCAAGGTGGAATAGTTTTGTCAGATAGATATGGAAGAAAATCCTCAGTAATACTAAGCAATGACGATGCGTCAACCTTTTATCATGAATTTAAACAAGGTCTTCAAAAGGGATGTACTGTATCAGGAGATCCTTCAACTTTCCCTACGTCTAATAACACCTTTTCTAATTATAATGGACCAACTTTTGGACCAGCTACTGAGAATAATTTGCTTGGACCATGGTCAGCCACGGGTCCAACTAGCACTTGGGCAGGTGATGCTTTAAATTATACTTTTATTAGTCCCATTACCTCTACATTTAACAGTG